AGCTAGCGACTATCTGGTCGAAGGCTTAACTATGGGCGCAGGGGATGAGCAGAACCTCTTGTGCACTGGTGTATGGAACTTCACAGTAGGAGGTGATCTGATAAACGACGGCGTAAGCTTTCAGCCAATAGACGCTGATTCTTTTGAGCCTGACTTCAATGGCAGAGTTAGAATTACAAGTACTGTTGTATTCTCAACAAGCCAAGTGCCCTCCGGGTACCTTGTAATTAGAAACAACGGCGTTGACGTATCAAACTACGAAGCGTTCTACAAGACGCACCTAGACCTGACTGGCACTAAGCTCAGCTCAGAGATAGACATAGTGATAGACGTTAAAGTAGGGGATGTAATTGAACCCTTCTTTGGTGTGGGTAGCGGGAGTTGCGTTATACACCAGAGCTACACAGACATACTACGCCTAGACTTTGGTGTAGCTGCGGAGACTGTAAACCTATCAACCCTCAAAGAAATAGTGTCAGAATCTACTGGCTTCAAAGACTTTCAGTCTAAGATAAAGGCGCTTTAACAATACCGCAGAAGCGAGATCAACATGAGAACTAAAAAGATCACCATAGAGCCGTTTGGTATGCCAGTCTATATTGGCACATCAGATGACGCGTGGGAAGCTTGCGGTATAAGCAGAGATGCCTGTTACGGAGCGGTAGCCACGTCTAAAGGAAAGACGTGGATTCTCCTACAAGAAGACTATGACGAAGGTACAGTGGGTCACGAAGCGCACCATCTCGCTAGAATGGTCTCAGACCATCACGGAATAATAACCACAGCAGATGATCACGAAATTGACGCGTACCTGCAGGAACATATCGTAAGGCTGATTAAAAAAGCATACGGATTTAAGACAAAGGCCTAGGAAAATACCCGACAAGGTTAGACGCTACCTAAGCCCAAAGCAGCTGCAGAGAACTGCGCTACGTACAACAATACGAACTCTAAGGAGAATCAGATGAGTTTTATATTAACTAAGGAAGCTCATGAAGTTGACGCGTTGGGGAAACACCTCACCAACAACTTCGAGGACTTCTCCAAGTTTTGTTTTAAGATTATGACTGGTCAGAAGATGCTTTACGTAGATTACTACACAGTACTCTTCGAGACTATTCAGAAGATGATCGACCTTGAGAGCAATAGGTTGATCATAAATATTCCCCCGAGAGCAGGTAAGACACTGATCATCTCAATCTTTCTACCGTTATTTGCGTGGGTTAGGAACCCGTGCGGCCAGACCATATTGACTGGCTTTAACTCTGACGTACTCGCTGAGTGCTCTGGATATATAAGGACCATCATGTCCGATCCAGACTTCCGCCGAGTTTTCCCAGATGTAGAAATTGACATGAACAAGAAGTCTATCGAGCGACTCGGCACTATGAGCGCAGGTGTTATACACGCCATCCCTACTTCAGGTAAGATGACTGGTAAAGGATGTGGCGCTCTGGTGGAAGGCTTTGCTGGTATGATGTGCATTGATGATGTAATCAAACCGGACGATGCTGGTTCCCCCACAGAGAGGAACAAGATCAACAACCGTTTCAGTAACACACTCTTAAGCCGATTGGCTACAGAGACCACGCCGCTGGCTATCATTATGCAGAGGCTACACTCAGACGATCTATGCGGCTACCTTATGACAGGTGGCTCCAGCGATACGTATGACTGGCTCAACATACCGGGACTCATAAGAAAGGAGACCGGATCTGCTGTGTGGTATCAAGAACTAATAGAAAGGTACGGCTATACACACGTAAAGCCTATCCTATATGACCTAGGCCGGGACCCCTCAGAGTATGATGAAGAAGGCGACTCATCGTTTTGGTCAGTACGTAAGACAGTCAAGACCCTCAAAGGCTTGAGGGCAAAAGACCCCTACACTTTCTACTCCCAGTACATGGGCGAGCCAGTGGGCAAGGGCAACGCTGCGCTATCAGATGAGGACATAGGTTCCTACGTAGACCGCAAGGACTACAACATAGCGTACACCTTCATGACAGCCGACACCGCTGCTACAACACAGACATACTCAGACCCGTCATGTGCGGTTCTGTGGGGAGTAACCAGAAACAACAAGCTACTGGTGCTCGATGTGATAGTTGATAAGTGGGAGGTGCCAGAGTTGATAGAAGCCATGAGAGCTTTCTGGAGACTGCACAACGTATACGACATACACAATCCTACGCTTAAGCCGCGTGGGTTTTATATTGAGGACAAGTCCAGTGGGCTATTCCTTAACCAACAGTTTCTCAAGGACGGGACTGTATTGGTAAGACCAGTCCCACGAGATGGTACATCTAACAACGATAAGTTTAGTCGTTTTATGAACGCCATACCATACTTTAAGGAAGGCAGAATCCTTCTCCCTAAACAACATGAGCTATTCCAATATCTAAGACGCGAGCTTCTGGGTCAGTCAGACCTAGGTAACAACACAAGACACGACGACTTTGCTGATAACGTATCAGATGCAGTTGCTGTAGCCTTTGCCAATGAGCGCATGTCTTATGAGGATTGGTCCTAAGGAGTCTATCATGGGTCTCAAAACCCGACTGGACGGACGCTCTGAAGAGAATGCTTCGTTTAAGATATTGGATAAGAATGGCGTCGCAGTAGCAGAAGTAAGGTTACTGGACACCACAGGAATAACACTTGAGATAACCACTGAAGAAGGGTCTTACATTAGTAAGCCCAATGGATGGACCTCAAAGAAAAACTAAGGAGGCCTTATGGCTGATGAGCAAAGTGGTATAGTCATTACAGACTCCACCGTAAAATCTGCTACAGTTTCAGATGGCCTAATCAACTTAGCCACTGGACTTGGCACGCAGAAAGATAAGGGCATGTCTAACGAGTGGCTGCACAGCAACCGCAACGTAAACCACATCAACCTGTCAGCTCGATACAGAGAGGACTGGGTAAGTCAGAAGGTCTGCAAGATAGTACCGCAGGATATGACTAGAGAGTGGCGCGACTGTTCAACGCCTGAGGCTGTAGAAGCCGACAAGCATTGGAACGTGGCACAAGTATTCCGTGAGGCATACAAATGGGCTAGACTGTACGGCACCAGCTTTGTCATAATGGACATAGCAGATGGCCGCAACGTAGACAAGCCTATCAACTGGAAGAAGCTCAAGCCCGGCTGCATACGTTCTTTTAACGTAGTAGACCGTACACGAGTAACAGTTATTGGTGTTATTGATCAGGAGCCTTTGTCTCCTACGTTCGGTATGCCAACTCACTACCAGTTCGTTAACTCACCTGTACGCATACACAAGGACCGCATAGTTCGGTTCGAGGGAACTGAGCTTCCCGTGTACGAGCGACAACGTAACCTTTGGTATTCGGACTCTGTCCTGATCCCACTGATGAACCAAATAGATAACTTCCACACAACCTCAAGCGCAGCCGCGCAGATGGTACAGGAAGCTAACACTGACATCATTACCGTGGAAGGTCTGTCACAGATCCTCCAGAGCGACCAAGGTACAGCAGCAATGCTAGACCGCTTTAGCTCATGGAAAGATATTAAGTCAGTCTTCGGAGTCTCCATCCTAGACAGCACTGAGCAATACGAAAGTAAAAGCATACAGCTGTCCGGAGTGAAGGACCTGATTTGGGAATACCTGCGTATGGTTTCGGCCTCTGTTGGTATACCCGCTACAAGATTTCTATCCGCATCCCCGGACGGCATGAACGCTACAGGTGAATCAGACTTGATTAACTATGTAGAGATGTTGATGGGATTGCAGAAAGATATATTCGACCCACGCCTTGTTCGTGTGGACGCACTGCTCGCAGCTGATGCTGGCATTGCTCCGTTTGAGTATGAGTGGACTTGCATATTCCCTGAGTCGGCTTCACAGAAGCAGGACAGGTTAAATACACAAGCAGGATGGCTAGCCACATTCGCAGACTCCGGGATAATTTCTCGTGAGTCGGCGCTTACTGAGGCTAAACTCCACGGAATGGTGTCTGATGACGCGACCGTAGGTGAAGACCCCAACCCTGCACCAACAATAACAGGAGCTAAGTGATGGCTATACTCGCTAGCGTATCATTGACTGACCGTATACAAGTACCTTCGGCCCGTCACCTAACTGACTCCGGTCAGATGATTGTGCCATGTGCATTCGCACGGACTGGTGCTCAGAACTATACGGCAGGCCAACTCGGTCTGACTGATACCGCTTCTGATAAAGTAGTAACCGTCATGAGAGATGAGGCTGATGTTTTTGATTCAGCTTCCCTGTCTTCATTTCGGTCTGTCCCTGTAACTATAGGACACCCTAAGACCGAGCAGGGCTTACCCCAAGCAGTAACCGCCAAGAACGCAGCTAAGCTGCAGGTCGGAGTACTGGAAGGTATGCCTGTTCGGGACGAAGACACCCTCACCGGGACATTGGTGATTGCTCGACAAGACGCTATCGACCTAATAGAAGATGGCACCAAGGAACTTTCTGCTGGCTACACCTGTGACTTAGAAGTTATGGACGGAGCTGACGGGGAACCAATCATATACCAGCGCAACATACGTGCAAACCACATTGCTATCGTCGAAAGAGGTAGAGCAGGTGCTATGTGCAGTATTGCTGATGAGGATACTATGGATGTTATCAAAACTGAAGAAGAGGTTGTCCTTTCAGACGACCAAGCTTCTAACGAAGTTGTCGCTGTTGAAGACACAGTTGTTAGTGAGACTGTCTCTGCTGAAGCT